TTCCGATCTACTCTCTGTGCAAAAAACTCCCCGATCAGATTTAAAAGTGAGGTGATCATAATGCCGAATCAGAAGCAGCCGATTGATTTAATAATTGCAAAAGGTAAAAAACATCTTACCAAAAATGAAATTGAAACAAGAAAAAACACAGAGGTAAAGCCATTAACCGATAATATTGAAGCACCTGACTGGCTGACTAAAAAACAGAAGTCTGAGTTTGATGAATATGCAAGACAGCTAAGCGCTATTGGCATTATGAGCGAAACTGATTGCGATACGTTGGCAAGATATGTTGTCGCCAGTGAATTGTATGTGAAGATGTCAAAGCAGTTGTTAAAAAAAGAAGTACTTGACGACCCATATATGACTGAGCAGATTATGAAGAATCAAGATAAGGCATTTAAGCAATGCCATACACTAGCGTCAAGCCTAGGAATGACAATAACAGCAAGGTGCAAGCTGGTTGTTCCAAAGGTTGAAGAAGACGAAAAGCCTAAGAACAAGTTTATAAAATTTACTGAAGGTGCTGGGTAATGAACGATAATCTGTTTTTTAAATCTGCAAAAAAGCACGGTAAAAGTTTTGTTTTGCCATTATCAGTAAAAAATCTGAATGAAATACTAAACGGAGAATTACCAACATCTGAAGAAAGCTATAGACTAATATCATTGAGTGGCGGTTTGGCATCAATAACGTTTATAAAATACATCGCAGAAAAATCAAAGATTGAAGAATTGACGGCATCAACATTGCGAATTGGCGAGAAACAATTTAATTATTTGTTGCAAATGCGAAATACAAATATGTTGGGAAAAGCTAGCTTCTTTGTGTCAACGATGCAAAGAGATTTGGACAAACAGAACGCCAATAAAAATAGCAGAAAAAAATATAATTATTATAAACGATATAAAGAGCAATGCAAGAAAAATGGCTGGAACAATTATGTTTTAAATAATCACGCTAAAATTATATTGATGAAAACCAAAAATGACTATTTTGTATTGGAAACATCAAGTAATTTAAACGAAAATCCGAAAATCGAGCAATATTGTTTATCAAATGATAAGAGCATATATGATTTTTATTATTTTGACGTGTTTGAGAAGTTGAAAAGCGTCAGTGATACATCATGACCGACCGAGTAACCGAATATGCCGAAAAGGTTGTTAATGGCGAAATTAAAATGGGTCGATTGCACATATTAGCATGTAAACGGCATCTTGACGACCTGAAACGGCAGAATACAGATGAATTTCCGTATTATTGGGACGTTAAAGCATCACAAAAGGTGATTGAATATTCTGAAACATTGACAATAGCCGAAGGCAGCGAGCCAAAGCCAGTTAAGTTGCTGGATTGTCAGGCATTTGATGTTGGCTGCACATTTGGCTGGAAGAAATGTGTTAATGATAAGCGACGTTTTAGAAGACGTTATAAATCGGTAGCAAGGCAGAATGGTAAAACATTTGAAAACGGAATAATGGGAACATATATTGCCGGATTCAGCGGATACCATTTCGGAAAACTGTTTACTGTTGCAACAAAAAAGCGTCAAGCAAGACTAGCATGGGAAGAAATGTCAAAGTTTATAAGCATTGACCCTGATTTGCAAGAGCTGTTTGACGTAAAAGATTATGTATCACTGATTAAAGACAGGCAAACAAATTGCACCATTGAGGCACTGAGCAAGGAAAGCGGACTTGACGACGGATTCCGAAGCATATTCTGCAGCATTGATGAAATACATCAGCATAAAGATAACAAGATTTATAAAGCACTATACAACGGAACAAGAAGTCTTCCGGAAACATTGGTATCAATGATAACAACACGAGGCGATAATCTGAATAGTTTCTGCAAAGAAATGGACGATTATTGCATTAAAATCCTTAACGGCAATACGACCGCTGAGGATTTTTTTGTTGATATTTATTGCCTAGATGAAAAAGACGATATTTGGGACCCGAGCAACTGGGTGAAAGCAAATCCATTTATATGTGCACCAGGGAATGAAGAGTTGTTTGAAACGCTGAAAGCCGATGCACAAACCGCAAAAGATATGGGCGGTTCAGAGCTGCGAGATTTCATGATTAAATGTCTGAATCTATGGGTAGAAAACCGAGATTGCGAGTTTGTAGATAGTGAAAAGTTTAAAAACTGCGGTTGTGATAAAACACTAGAGGATTTCAGAGGGCAGCATTGTGTTGTCGGACTGGACCTGTCATCAGGGGGAGACCTGACAACGTATTCAATGGAATTTGAAGACGACGATAAGTATTATTTTCATTCCCACAGTTATATGCCGAGAGGAAGAATGCTGGAGCATGTTCAGACTGACCTGGCACCGTATGATTTGTGGGAACAAATGGAATTAATTACAGTTACCGGCGGAGAAATGGATTTTAAAAATGACTATGGTTTCATAATCAAAGAATTGCGTGAGTTGCAAGAAAAATATGAACTGACATATGACACTATTGCTGTTGACCCACATAACTTTGACGGAATTCGTGAGCAATTAGAAAATTTCGCTTGCCCGGTTATCTGTGTTAAACAGTCATGCCGTTCACTGAATGACGCAACTGTTGACATGCAATTGCTAGTCAAGTCGGAAAAGATTGAATATAACAGCAAAAATGAGTTGTTGATATGGAGTTTTCTGAATGCACAAACTGTTTCAAACAGTTTTGACGAAATCAAAGTTGACAAGCGTGACGGTAAACGTCAGAAAAGAATTGACCCTGTCGATGCGTGTATCGACGCGCACAGCATTTTTGTAGGCGGCAAGGATAAAGTTGCCATCGATGTGAAAGACGCACTACAGAGCTATTTAGACGCATTAAAAGGTGGTGAGAAACAATGAGCATAGTTGGAAGAACAAAAGCGGCGGTTAAAGCATTTGTGAACTATGGTAGACCGACAATAGAAATGTATCAGCTGTTAAATTTCCTAGGGTTGGATAAGGATACGGCAAGCGGTAAATCACTGAGTGAGGCAACATATTTTGCATGCCTGAAGGTGTTAAGTGAATCTATTGGGAAAATGCCGTTAAAAGTGTTGCAACGTGGAACAAATGGCGGTGTCGAAACGGCATATGGCCATAATTTGTACAAAGTGTTGCATGACCGACCTAATCCGTATATGACATCATCAGTATTTTGGTCAACTGTTGAATTTAACCGAAATCATTTTGGAAACGCATATGTCTGGATTGACGGTTTCGGGGATAAGACAAATTTGTGGATTTTGCCATTTAACGAAGTGCAAATCATATATGACGATGCAAAAATAATGGCAGATCAGACAGATGTTTATTACAAATATTCGCATGGCGGCCATGAATATATGTTGAAGTCAAGCGAAGTAATGCATTTTAAAACATCTAATACCATTGACGGTTTGGTTGGAATTTCTGTTCGTGAACAGCTGGCAAATACTATTGATAGCGGCAAGAAATCACAGAAAATGCTGAATCAACTGTATGACGACGGTTTCACTGCTAAAGCAGTGTTGAATTATACAGGTTCAATTAACGATGAAAGCACAAAAGAATTAGTCAGGCTGACCGAAAGTTACGCACATGGAGATTTGAAAAACGAGGGAATCAGAAATATTATTCCTATTCCATGCGGTTTCAATTTAACACCGTGGAATGGCAAGCTGGCTGATAATCAGTTCCTGGAATTGCGTAAATATACCGCATTGCAGATAGCGTCAGCGTTCGGAATCAAGCCGAATCAGATAGGTGATTATGAGAAATCGTCATATTCGTCGGCGCAGGCACAGCAGTTGAGTTTTTATATAGATACATTGCTTTATCCGATAAAGCAGTATGAAGAAGAAATCACATATAAACTGATGAGCGACCAGGACATTGCGAATGGTATATATGCAAAATTTAATATTGCATCAATACTGCGTGCGGATATGGAAACGCAGATAAAGACGCTGAAAGAGGCGGTAACAGGCGGAATATATACGCTGAACGAAGCGCGAGAAATGCTGGACAAGCCGTCAAAACCAGGGGGCGATATCTTGCTAGTAAACGGAACATATATGCCTGCGGAATTAGCAGGAAAACAATATTCAACTGAGCCAGCGAAAGGGGGTGAGGGATAATGGATAAAATCGAAAATATGATTTGCAAATCTGCAAGCCTGAAAGCAATGGAAACCACAGAAGATGATATTGCGAAAATCAATCAGTACACGCTCTCACCGCTGACAGCTGAGGACGTGTTTGTTTTTAAAGCAATGTTGGCAGACAATGAGCAGGATGACCGTAACTATGAGCCGTTCAATCTGAAATCAATCGAGGATTTAGCAAAATTGTATGTTGGTAAAGCCGTGATGATGAATCACAGGGAAGACCAGTGCGGACGTGTGTTTGATACCGAGATTGTAAAAAGCAACACAGTAACCGAACTGGGCGAACAACACGCAGAATTAATTGCTAAGATTTACATTCCGATAACTGACAAGAATCAGAAACTGATTGACGATATAAAATACGGAATCCTGAAAGAAGTTTCTACAAACTGTACACCCGCAAAGGTAGTTTGCAATATCTGTGGCAAAGACAACATGGAAAGCTATTGCTGCCATTGGGAAGGCCGTAAGTACGTTGTGGGTAATGAAAAAGTCACATGCAAAATGTTGATTGACGGAGTTGAAGAAGCGTATGAAGTTTCATTCGTTCCAATTCCTGCACAGCCGAGAGCAGGCGTTTGCAAAGCAAAGAAAGAAAAAATCGAAAAGGACCAGTCCGAAATTAAGGCAAGAATCAGACTTGCTGAAATTACAAATCACAAAATAAAGGAGAATGACATATGACAAAAGAATTAAGAGAAATTTTTGATAGACTTGACGCAAAAACAAAGGAAGCAAAGAAGCTATCAGACGCAGGAGAATTTGACAAAGCAAATGCTGTCATTGATGAAGTTGAAAAACTGCAGAATGAGTTTGATGTTAAGAAGAAGCTGGAAGATAAGGAAAAGGCACTTGTGTCTTTGAATGGCACAGCACACAATCCAGCGGCAGCTGATCCTAAAAATGAAGAAAAGTCAAAGTCTGAAAAGTTTGCTGAATTTGTAAAAAGCGTTGTTGCAAAAAAGAGCGTTGAAGTTCCTTCCGAAAGTGTTGCTGAGAATGGCGGCTATACTGTTCCGGAAGACATTCAGACACAGGTTAATAAATGGCCTGAAACGCATTTCAGCTTTTTGAACGAAATTGGAGTTGTAAATGTATCAACTAACAAGGGTGCAAGAACATACCAGAAGAAGACCGATGTTACACCATTTGCTGACCTTGATGAGAACGGCGCAATAACAGGACAGATTGAGCCACCTAAGTTCGAGAGAGTTACATATACAATCCAGGATAGAGCAGGTTTTCTTCCTGTTTCAAATGATCTTATTGCTGACAGCACAGCTAATATTTTAGGCATTATTTCAGATTGGCTCGGTAAAGCTGAAACAAAGACATGTAACAACAAGGTGCTTGAAATTATCAATACAAAGGATGCTACTGATTTTAAAAATATAAAGGGTATCACAAAGGCCGTAAATGTAACATTGGGACAGGCTTATAAGGCTGGCGTTAAAATCTATACTAATGACGACGGCTTGCAGTATCTTTCAGAGCTCGACGATAAAAACGGCAGACCATTGCTTAATCCTGATCCAACAGCACCTGCACAGTTGCAGTTGAGATGCGGAGTTAATGTTATTCCTGTTGTAGTTATTCCTAATGATGTTCTGGAAAGCACAGGTACAAAGGTTCCGTTTATTGTCGGCGATTTGAAAGCAGCTATTTGTAAATGGGATAGACAGTCAATATCTATTGACGGATCCAGCGTTGCATCTATCGGCGGTTTCAACGCATTTGAGAAAAATATGACTATTCTCAGAGCAATCTGCCGTGATGATTATACATTGCTTGACGGCGATGCATTTGTTCGTGGAACTATTGATACATCTGCATCAACAGCTACTACAGCCTGAGAGGTGCTAAGTAATGGATACGTTGATGTTAAATAGGAACGAGGTTTATCAGTATCTAGGTATTGACTATATTGACGCCCCGACGGAGCAACGTATCAATTCGATAATTCGTTCAGCTGACAGCTACCTGCGTGGGGCTGTCGGTGACGACTATCCACGTGACGACCCAAGGGCGAAAGAAATAGCGTTGATGTATATTGATGAACTATATAACACACACGGAATGAGCACGCTTGAAAGCCATAACAGTCGAAAAGCTATGGACGATATGATTTTACAATTAAAACTGGAAATGAGCCGCAAAGGACGTGATTGAATATGAATTATAAACCTAATTTCCCATATCTCACACCGATGTGGTTTTCAAAACCAAAAACGGAAATTGTAAAAGGCGTTCCGACAAAAACATACGGAGAAAAAAAGATTTTTCATTGTTCCTGCCGTACGTTCGGCGGAACTGAAATAACTGTTAATGATGTTGTGGTAACTGAAGACACGGCAACGATTGAAACACGCTATCGCCCCGATCTGACAGCTGACTGCATTGTTTATGACAGATTCGGGAAGCAGTATGAGATTATGGGAACACCTGAAAATATCGAACAGGCCAATAGAATACTAAAATTTAAAATTCGCGCAATCGAAGGTGGTGCGTAATGGCAAACAAAGTATCACTGTCATTTGACGGATTTGAGCAGATGGCAGAAAAGCTTGACCGCATAAGCAATAACCTGAAAGGTACTACAGAGCAGGCATTAAAAAAAAGTTTTGAAATCATTCAGCCAAAAGTAAAAAAAGCAGTAAGAAAAAACAATTTGCCGAGAAAAGGTAAATATTCCACCGGCATATCAGAGGAAAGTGTTCTATCTGATGATACGGTAGTGTGGAAAGGTACTGTCGGTAGTATTGGCGTTGGTTTTGATTTTGATGTCAGCGGTTTGAGAACAGTAATGCTAATGTACGGCACACCAACAATGGCACCTGTCAAAGGATTGAAAGCGGCAGTTTACGGTCCTAAAACAAAAAAAGAAATTTCAGCAACACAAAAAGAGATTTTTGAAAAGGCAATAAAGGAGGCAATGGATAAATGACAGAAAACACAGAGGATACCGATGTACAGCAAGATGTTGAAGATTTATTGATTGATGTTTTGTCAACGTTCTTCGGGTATCCGGTTCGGCGTCAAGGTTCATTGCTGGAAAATGAGCCTTTTCCCGATAATTTTTTTACATTTTGGAATTCTTCCGCTGAAAATGACAGCTATTTTGACGACGAAGAGACAGAAACAATATACGAATTTGACATTAATTTTTACAGTAATAATCCTGAAAATGTTTATAAGACATTGCGACAGGCGGATGAATTACTGAAAAATAACGGATTTGAAATATATGAAAAAGGTCACGATGTTGCAAGTGGTAATCAATCACATATCGGCAGAGGAATAACAGTTATTTACATTCAAAAGGAGAGATAAAACTATGGCAACAGAAGTTAAAATCAAAAGTAAACACAGAAAATTAAAAGGCGTCTGGGCTGCAAAGTTGACAGCTGATACACTCGACGCATTGACATACGATGCAGAAGTCAGAAAAATAATGGGTGCATCAGAGATGTCAAACGACCAGAAGACATCGACAGATATTACCAACTATGATGATGAGCCGTCAGTAATTATTGACAGCGAAGACAGCCCAACGGTAAAGTTCAGCGGTTCTGCAATGTCCGAAGAAGACAGAGCATTTCTGAACGGTCAGAACTATGATACAACAGACGGATGTGTTTCTGAAACATTGAATGCTGAGAGACCATATCTTGCAATCGGATATATGTATGAAAACACAGACGGTACAAAGGTAATGTGCTGGTTCCTGAAAGGCAAGGTAACATCAATGCCCGAAAGCCACAAAACAAAGAGTGGCACAGACAGCAATGGTGATGAATTTGAATATACACCTATTTCAACTATACATAAGTTTACTGAAACAGGCGAAAATGCATACAGATTTAAGGTTAGTCAGAACGGCACTGAAAACATTACGATGGACGAATTTTTCTCAAAGGTTTACGATATCGACAGATATAAAGAATTTTTAAAAAAAAACTAGTTGAAATTGATATATCTACCGCAACAGCAGGCACAGAATTTGAATATGATGTATCGGCTAATGATACTGACTATTCAAGTTTTGATGCACCTGTGTTTATTTGTGGATTTGTAGCTAATTCATATGTTGGAGTTGCTAGCAATATCGGTAGTGTGTGTGATGATGATACTGCTGTCTATGTTACATTAAACAGTGACAGTGCAAAGAAAAATGTTAAGCTGTATTATATGCTGTATAATTATAGCAAATATACAAATGACGAAGGCTTAACGTCAGTGTTTACAAAAACATTGACTACAAATAAAGCTGGAAACGCCGAAATTGAAATCACAAATAATACTGACTACAAAAATCCAATACTGCTGGCGTGGATTAATAGTTCGCAATATCCTGATGTTTGTGTTTACACATACGGAAATAAAATTGCTCTGTCGGCTGGCATAAATGCTGATGTTACAATTAAATATTCATTTGTGGACGCAAGCGAAGTCACTGCAGTTCAGGCAGTAAGTGAGGTATCTGAATAATGTTGGAATTAAAAATATATGAAAAAGGTAAAGTCGTCAAGACGTTAAAGCAAAGCGAATATCATTTGCTGTTTGGAACGGTAAAAAATATTCTTAAACTGATAAATCTTGATGAGGTTTTACAGGATAAAGATGAATTTAACGGCGATGAACTGTATGGAATTATAAATTCATTTGTAAAAAATGCGTTTGAGGAAGTAACTAATCTATTGTTGGATATTTTCCCTGACGCAACCGAACACGATATTCAGCACGCCGATATTGCTGATATTGTTGAGGTTATAATGGACGTAGTTTTTAAATCATTTAAGCGCTTAAATGGTGGTAAAAAACCAAAAAACTGAGTGAGGACAGCTCTAAAAAGCTGTCCTTTTCTAAATCTTTGTTTGACATTGAATGTGTTCTTTCGGAGCATTTTCCGTCAATAAACCCGTTGTCGTTGCAACGTGAATACGCATTTGATGTGTTTGATTTAATAAACGACTATGCTGATTATGTCAGCAGAAAAAATGAAGAAAACAATGCAAATTATACAGCCGACGGCATTCCGATTGAAAATGTCGAAGCTACAGAAGACGATTGGTTCTAGGTGGTGAGATAATGGCAAACGAAACAACGACTAAATTCAAAGTTGATATATCTGATTTAAAAGCTGAATTTCAGGAAGCCGAAAGAGTTATAAAAAATTCTAATGCCGAGTTCAAAGCCGCTACAGCAGGTATGGATAGTTGGTCAAGGTCTAGTGACGGATTAACCGCAAAGCTGAAACAGCTGAACACCAACTACGAAGCACAGCAGAAAAAGCTGAAAAGCTTGCAGGAACAATATGAACGTGTAACTAAGGCAGAGGGCGAAAACAGTTCAGGCGCACAAGATTTAAAGATTAAAATATTAAATCAGCAGGCGGCAGTTGCTAAAGCAGAAAAATCAATAAAGGATTATACTGCAAAGCTTGAAAAAGCAAAAGAACAAGAAAACAAGACTAAAACAGCTACTGAAAAACTGACCGATAAAATCAGTAAGCAAGAAACGGATTTAAAGCAGCTGAAAGACAAATATGCCGATGTTGTAATTGAGCAGGGCAAGAATAGTAGTAGTGCAAAAGATTTAAAAGAAAAAATCAGCAATTTGTCATCAAATTTAAAGGACAACAAAGAAAAACTACAGAATGCCAAAGATGCAGCAGATAAATACGACACATCACTAAAAAACAACAAAACAGCAAGTGAAAAAGCAAGTACAGGAACTGATACATTCAAGATAGCTTTGGGAAATCTAGTAGCAGACGGCATAAGCAAAGCTATTACTGGGTTAAAAAATCTTTCTACTCAGGCTGTTGATACCTATAAGGAAGTTGATTCAGGACGTGATACGTTAATTGCTAAGACAGGTGCAACAGGACAGCAAGCGGAAGAATTAACTGCCGCCTACAAAAATGTTGCAGGTAATGTTGTTGGCAGTTTTGAAGATATGGGTTCAGCAGCAGGTGAAGTAAATACACGTTTTGGATTTACAGGAGACAAGCTGACCGAGGCCACAACAAAATTTATGCAATTTGCTAAAATTAATGGAACGGATGTTACTGAGAGCGTCAGATTGGTTGCACGAACAATGGGCGATGCGGGAATTGACGCTGATAATTATAGTAAATTGTTAGATACAGTTACAGCTGCAGGCCAGAAAACAGGTGTAAGTTCTGACACACTATTGGAGTTGCTAACCAGCTATGGTGCACCTATGAGAGCGTTGGGGCTGTCATTTGAGGAAAGCACTGCATTATTGGCTAGCTGGGAAAAAGCTGGCGTTAATACAAAGATAGCATTCAGCGGAATGAAAACTGCAATAGGAAGTTGGGGAAAAGAAGGAAAAAACAGTACAGAAGAATTCAAAAAAACACTGGACGAAATCGAGAAAGCACCAACGTTAGCTGATGCAACAGCAACAGCTATTGAAGTTTTTGGTCAAAAAGCAGGACCTGACCTTGCCGATGCAATAAAGGGCGGACGTTTTGAATATGCAGATTTAATGAACGATCTTAGCGATTCGCAAGGTACTATTGAAGATACATACGGCGGTATGACCGATGGACTAGATCAGACACAAATTGCTATTCAGAAAGCAAAAATAAAATTATCTGATTTTGCCGAGGAAATAATCAATAAATATTCGCCGCAGATTGTTGAAGCAATAGACAAATTTGCCGAAAAAATTGAAGATGTTGTTAATTATATCATTAACAATCAAGGTACAATAAAAACTGCAGCAAAAACGATTGCCGGATCATTTGCTGTGATGTTTGCGGTCACTAAGTTGACAGAATTCGCAAAATCGCTAAGAAATATTATTAGTATTCTTAAATTGGTTAAATCTGAAGCAAAACTGTTTAAAACGTTAAATCCACTAAGTGCCAAAGCACTAGGAGTAGCAGGATTGATAATTGCTGTAGCAGATTTGTCTCAGAAATTCGTCAAAGCAAAATATAATGTTGAAAAATCTGTCCCCAAATATGCTGAGCTAAGAGAGGAAAATAAAAAGCTGAGCGATGAAGTAGATAAGGTAACCGACAAGTACAAAGACTGGAAAACAGCAAAAGATGAGGCTTTGGACGGAGTTGATTCAGAATTTGATTATTATTCACAGCTAAAAGATGAATTGCAAAATATATGTGACAAAAACGGCAAGGTTAAAGAGGGATATGAAGACAGAGCAAAATTCATAACAAATGAACTGTCACAAGCAACAGGCGAAGAAATTACAATGAATGACAATGTCATTCAAAGCTATGATGATGTAATTAAAAAGATTGATGAAACTATTGAAAAGAAACGTGCTGAAGCTACATTGAATGCTAGCGAAACAGCATATAAAGATGCAATACAGAACAAAGATGAGGCATTAAAAGCAGTTACGTATGCACAAAGTAAACTGCAGGAAGACCAAAATGCATATGATGAGGTTGTTGCAAGACGAGATAATTTGCAAAAAACGTATGATACAATGAAAATTCGTGCTGACAGTGACCCTATGTATGCACAAGCACACGGTGCTGAAATGACGGCGTTGGCAGGTCAAATCAGACAAATCAATAGTTTTGAATTGGCACACAAGAAAGAAGTGTTAGATGATACAAAGAAAAAGCTGAATGAAGCACAAACAGAGTATACCGAATACATTACAACAATAGACAACTACGAAGGGCTGAGTGCTGCTATTCTTAGCGATGATTCAAAAAAAATGAATACGGCATTAACCAAAATGCAAAAAGGATTTATATCCGCTAAGAATGGTACGAAAAAACAGCTGGAGCAACAAACCAAAAATTTCAAAACTGAATTATCAAATATGAAAACTGCTGTCAAGAATAAAACACCGGGTGTAACGCAGGAAATGGTCAATCAGATGCAAGCATTAGTTACTGCCAGCGAAGAAGAAATGAAAAAACTACCTGATAAAGCCTCAAGCGCAGGAGAAACGGCAGGGTATGATTTCGCAAACGGTGTCAGAACTGGTGCTATGAATAAATTGCCAAACGTATTTAATAACATTTCTACTTTTATGGATGAAAATTTCAGAGGTGTAATGAGCAATATGCAAAATACGTTAGACCAGGTCAATACGGGGATAACACAATATCGATCAATGCCGTCCAACAGTATCATAAATACATACAATCAGACGATTAATGCGCCTAAAGCATTAAATACATCGGAAATTGCAAGGCAGTCAAATAAATTATTCTTCAAGGCAGGTGGATCAAAATGATTTATAGGTTCATAGTAAGCAATATAGGTGGCACAAAAATTGATTTGTGCAACAATGAATATTGTTATTTGACAAAATGTAATGGTTTAAATCCTGTCAATGCTGATATTGCCACAACTAACAAATACGGGAATGGTATCACTATTAACAGTAAAAATATACATTTCCGAAATATTCTGTTAACGTTAAAAATGCGTAGTCCTATAGAAATACACCGTCAGAAATTATACGAAGTGTTGTCGCCTGGAATGAGAGTTTATTTTGATATAAAAACTGAAAACACGGCAGAATATCATACATATGGCTATGTTGAAAGTTTTGAAAACGACCATTTCACAAAAGGTCAATATCCGCAGATATCAATAATTTGCGAAGATCCATTTTTCACGATGAACAGTTCTGAATCATCTGATCAAACATTATATCTTCAATCTACTACAACTAGCGGAACAGTTGACGTTACAAACATTGGGAATCAAAATGCTAAGAATTTTAAAATTATTCTATCAGCAGTCAGTGATTCTGCTGGCGCGCCTAAGTTGACAAATACAACAACATTAGAAAAAATAGAATTTCTGAATACATCATCGTTGGAAAGTCTATTCAAGTCAAGCAATAGCGGAAAAATAACTATAGATGTTGAAAACAAGGTTGTTACGTTCAATTATACGGATAGTGGAAGTGCTAAAAAAATCACTGCTACATCTTGGTTGACAACTAACAGTGAATTTCCACAGCTGGTACCAGGAAAGAATACATTTAAGATTGACTATGATAAGACAATAAGAATTCAAACATATTATACACCAACAGTCAATGGTATATAGGGGGGCGGTATATTGCAGTTATATGTTTTGAGTTTAGGATACATAAATCTAGGAATTATACCCGATTATATATCGTTATCTTGGACTGAGCGTTTCTATGAAATTGGTGAGTTTGAATTAAAATTAAGCTATAATTCTGAAATGCAAAGTTTGATACATTTAGATAGAATTATTAAACGCAGTGACAGCAAGCAGATGATGTTGATTGAAAGAATAGAAATTCAAACATCTGAAGACGAAGGCGATGTAATGACAATATCGGGACGTGATGTCGGATGTCTGCTAGACCGTAGAATTGTTTATAAACGTTATCAAATTGCAGCCCAAAGCTATCCAATACAGACTATAACAACATTAATTAATGCAATGCTTGTTGATAATCACAAATTGCCATATTTTACAGTAGACACGTCAGATAATACATCTATTTCAACGTCTGACAAGATATATGAACAATTTTTGGGTGAATCGTTGTCAGATGTTTTGATTGAATATGCAAAAACATATGTTTTTGGCTGGCACGTTGAGTACAGCCCAGACGGCAACAGAGGAAGTGCAGTTTTAAAATTTGATTTTAGCACGGACAAAGGCGATACGTTGTCGCAATTAAAAAATCAAATCAATAATGTTCGTATTGTCAAAGATAATACAGAGTACAGAAACGCAGGTATTTGTGCCGGAGAATATCAAGATGAAGAACGCATAAGGGAAATCTATGTAAGTGATAATCCTAGTGGATTAGACAGATATGAAACATATGTTGACGGTTCTGACATATCAGACAGCACAACTGATATGGATAGTGCAATGTATAACAATATGTTATGGCGAAAAGGCATTGGCGAATTAAAATCTATGAAAGTTAATAAAAATTATTGCGACGGCGAGTGTAACAATTTACCTAGCAGGATACTGGTCGGAGATATCGTTACATTGGAAAACGCATACGGCGATAATGGCAAAGCAAAAATTCTGGAAATAACAGATGTATTTGACGAAACAGGGCATACAAGAATTCCTAGTTTTGAAATCAGCGAATGAGGTGATAAGTATTGAAAATAAAAATTGATGACAATTATTATGCACAATCTGATTTTTCTGATTTGGGCTATCTTGGCGAAACCAACGCACGTGTTATTGATGTTGAACAGCCAACAGTAGACGGTGCTGATACATACAGATTACGTTTTGAATATTCTGACGGCGTTGTGTATGACGTGCCGATTGTGGATAATAAATTAACTGTTGAATCGTCAATGCTGCGTTATGTTGGCGATGTCAGCGTGCAGTGGGTAGCAACGCAGGACAACAGATTGGTGGCTAAGTCGAATGTATTAGCGTTGCACATCAAAGACAGCCTGGGCGACAGCGAGGCTATACCAACCCCCGAACAGTCAGTATCTGCATTGGACGAAATACGAATATTGTCGGCAGGTGCAAAAACATCAGCGGATAATGCGGAAACATCTGAAAACAATGCACAAAATAGTGCCGACATAGCAACTGACAAATCTAATATTGCTGTAGAAAATGCCAACATTGCTTTAGAAAATGCAAAGACGGCTACTGAACAGGCACAGTTGGCACAGTCTGCAAAACTATCAGCACAGGAATCTGAAAAGAATGCAGAGACATACGCTGAGACATCGAAGGCACACGCAGAGGCGGTAAGCAGTCTGGAAGAGTCTGCACGAAACTATGCCGAAGGTGCAAATCAATCAGCTACATCGGCTAATACATCAGCTATCACAGCTACGCAGCAGGCAAATATTGCAACGCAGAAAGCTACTGAAATTTCTGAAAATGCTGAGCAAATACAAACCAACGCAACAGATATTGAAACATTACAGGCTGACAAGGTAGACGTTTCCGGCGAGGGGCAAGTCACCGTTAAGAATTGTGCATTTGCTGAAACTACAGACCCGGTAAACATGTGGAATTTCAATATGCTGACAGGGCATTATCTAAACGAGAATTCAGATAAAACATCTGTATGGGAGGCTTCCGGGAACAGCACGTGGTCGCTGTCCGAGGGATATATTCCGGCGGAAGCGAATACAGAATACTGGCATAAGATATTTGATAATTTCAATGACAGCGGAATAATAACAAAATACAGGATAATCGTATATTGTTTTGACGCGGATTATAACTATCTGGGCAAGGCAAGAAATAATACCGATACTGAAACATCATATGGTTCAAAACAGCAAAAATCAGTTGTTACAAAAGAAAATACATCATATATCCGTATTCAGATTTATACATCCGTTGTGAATTTCACACAGCATTGGCTGTCAAAATCTACTGACTTCACAAACACATATTCTGCCCCTGAAAAGAATTATTATTTGCCGTTTGTTAAAAAATCTGAAGTAGATTCATATGTTGAAGATGAGCTAAAACCGTATGCCACTATAACATATGCTTCAGAAATAGCTCATAATACTGTATCAGAGGGAGAAAATATCGAACCAATGAAATTTTCCAATGGTGTAACATCATTAATTGATGATTTAACAGTACTGGCAAACGGTATGTATTTTGACCATCATGTTTTAAACCAGCGTTGCAAGATTGTAAACCATTTTTCCCATGATGCAACAATGGTAATTGTTAACGGAAAAATATATTGTGCATATGTTGGAAATAAATCAGGTTCGGGAGATAGCCCGACATATACAAGTGCATACACAGGATTAGCCATTGTAGATACAAATGGATTTGGAACATCCGGTACCGTAACTAACTTTGAGGTCGCAAAAAATGGAGATACTGTTGACGGTAAAACAATAACATCAGGTGCAGGTGTTCCTAATTGCGTTGCAGTTGATGATGATACAATCAGAATATTCTTTTCGGCAAAGCTGTCCGATGATATATATTATTTATTTTATCGTGATTATATCATATCATCAGGCACTTTCGATGACGTAAAATATTGCTATTTTACAATAGATAGTAACAAATATGTATTCAGCACCCCAAATATTAATACATATATTAAATCAATAAACGGAACAGATTATTTCATATCAATGAATGCACAGATATCCAAATCAGAAGATGACTATTATTGCGGTGTGTGCGTTGGCGATAAAATCCCCAATAGCTTAATTTTCAAGACCAATGACCTTGAAAATTTTGATTTTTGGTTAGAGCCAGCCTTTGAAGACAGTGCTGCAATCTTTGAGGGTGCTTGCTTTTGCCTTGGCAATTATCTTTACTACGCTTTGCGGCAGACTTATGAAGGATATGACGTGTCTAAAGCTTCACTGCTTGTGGCTAAAATTAACATTTCTACAAAGAATATCGTTTCTACATACAGATTCCGTGATGCAGGAGCAAGGCCTTGTTGGTACACAGACGGAACAGACCTTTACTTGATACATCAGATATGTAACAGAAAAAGGTTAGAGTTTGTTAAAATAAATCAGTCATATCTATATTTAAGCAAAGTTGTTTCAGTTTCGTCCATAAACATGGTTTATCCGTGCTGTGTATCATATAACGATGAACTGTATTTCTGTGCGACAGGTGCAAGCAGTACATCTGTATATTTAAGAAAAGCACCGACGTTTAAAAAGTACAACTGTGGCACAATTCAATCAAGATTAGTAAGTGCGTTATATCTGAATGAAGATTGGGATAATTAATCGGAAGAGGTGTAAAATATGAACTATATAATTATGTTGTTAATTGTAATCGGACTGGCTATTGCAGATTTTGCAACAGGTTGGATAAAAGGCTATTGTACAAACAGTTGGTCAAGTAAAGTAATGCGTAAAGGTGGATTGAACAAGCTTTGCGAGATTATTGTAATGGCGGTTGCAATCGGTTTAGACATAGGCATTGAAAAACTTGGTGCGTTTTATGGACATCAAGAACTAAGTGGTATTGCAGGTGTTGTAACAGCAGTTGCAGTATTCGTTTACATAGCAATTATGGAACTGATATCTATATTGGAAAACTATTATGCAATAAACAACGATGCCAAATGGATTGGAAAATTTGTTAAGCGACTGAAAATCTATACAGATAACGAAAACAAGGAGGAATAACTATGGCAAACAGTAAACTGGCAACATGGAAGTGGAGCGGATCCACAAGTAATTACAACACACGTGACCATAAGATTGATAAGATCACAATACATCATCAGGCTGGCAATCTGACACCTGAGCAGACGGCACAGGCTACTGAAAGCAGGGGCGGAAGCTGGAACTACTGTATCACCAGTCAGGGCAATATCGGTGTTATGATTGATGAGAAGTATCGTGCATGGACAAGCTCCAATCGTGAAAACGATATGCGTGCAGTAACAATCGAGGTTGCAAACGACCGGATCGGCGGCAACTGGCACGTATCTGACAAAGCCCTTAAAGCCTGCATAAATCTTTGTGTAGACATCTGCAAGCGGAATGGCATTAAGAAATTAAACTACACAGGTGACACAAGCGGTAATCTGACTATGCACTGTATGTTCGCTGCTACAGCCTGCCCGGGACCATATTTAAAATCAAAATTCAAATACATAGCTGATGAAGTCAACAAGCAGCTTAGCGGCTCAACCACGTCAACTAAAAAAACGACAACGTCTTCTACAGCAAGCAAGTCAACATCATTCAAGGCGTACAAGGTCAAGGTAACCGCCAACTGTTTGAATATCCGCAAAGGTGCAGGCACTAACTATGCTGTAGTCGGTTCAATAACCGACAAAGGTGTATACACTATTACTGCCGAAAAGACAGGCACCGGAGCAAAGAAATGGGGCAAGCTTAAATCCGGCATGGGTTGGATTGCCCTCGACTACAGTAAAAAAGTATAATATAAATAGACAAAATTTCAGCCCTCTCAGTTAGTCTGAGGGGGCTGTTTTTGTTTAAGTAGCGCTGAGGCGGTGTCCTATTTTTTTATATTACTGCGACATAACAGCCATACACGATTTATACACGAAAAAATTAAATTTGCAAAAAATCACATAGTTATTCTACAACTAGCAAGAGCCGTAAATGGCTATAATGCGTTATTTCAGAACATTAATGAATTGATAATAAATCACTAACGCAAGTTAAAATAATTCCCCAGCGGCTGGATAGCGTTAATGTACAACGGCACAAAATATGTAAAATAGTCACAAAAATAGCCGCTCTCGTTTTGAGGGCGGCGGTTTTTTATGATTTGTATAAATTGCTATTATTCAAATAGTAATCTATCAATTTAATTAAATATTCCGGGCAGGCCCTGGTGCCCAGCTCCCAGTTCTGAACCGTTCTCCAGGGAATACCCAGTTCCCTGGAGAAATCTGCTTGCGACAGCCCAGTACGCTGTCGCATTTCTTTAATATTCATTGTTCTCTCCTTTATGCTTCTTCTTTTCTCGGCATTTCCTTATCCTTAACGAATTTTCAGACGGTTTTACCGTCCCTTGCTCAGGTCGCGAACGTGGCAAATATGATTTAACGACGTTCACATTCATATTCATCGCAACGGAAATTTCTTCCGGTGACTTGCCTGCATTATAATAATCCATTATCTGTTGGTGGGTTTCATTAATGATGATACCTTCCGTTGACAATGTTTTAACAACTTTGTTCCAGGAAAAAACCGTTAACTTAGCCGTTTTTTTTATGCTGTGCGTTTCTTCGAACACTTTTATTATTCTGTCTTTTTCAGCACGGCAAGTTCTTTTACTATTTATAACGTCCTTATTGTCTTGATAGTATTCTCTTTTAGTTTCCGCTATTTTTTCTTTGCTTCTTTCTCTAGATTTTTTTGCTGTCTCGTGTTTTTTCTGCATACCTTCATCAGTCGCAGCCACGACATTATGATAATATCTTGTGGATTTCTCATTGTCTAGCTTCCTGTGCATTTCCTCCTGACAATCTGGACAATATTTCTGCAATCCACTAGCTACTCGGTACGGCTTTCCGCAATTTTGGCAAATGTCAATACTACCCAATGGACGCTCTGGCTTCTTTTGCTTATGCTTCCTGTTTTGCTCACGTTGCCTTACAGCTCTGCAGTTCGGGCAGTACCACGCTCGTGGACCGCCCGAAAATGTTTTGCCGCATTCTTTGCAAACTCGGTTATCGTAAACAGCCATTAGAATTCAACCAGTTCTTCATATTCATCAGCATTGAAATCTATAACACTTTCAAATGCTTCTGATGTTCCAATTGCCTGTGCACATTCTTCGGCAGTTTCACAATCTTCAAAATTGCTGTAGTCTGCATTCTTAGCAACTTCAACAGTCAATCTTTCATCAAAATTGTTCTCATCAACAACGAAAGCCTTACCATTTTCATCAACGAACAATACACACTCAAATCCATTAGTTTTTGCAAAATACTTTTTCATAAAATCAAATCCTTTCTTTTTTAAGAGGTTCTTTCCTCTTTCCTTGATTATATTATACACCCAGTGAGTGCATATGTCAAGAGTTTTTGAAATAAAAATTGCACAAACTTAAAGCATAAAATTTGTGCAATATTATTAAATAATAGCAGACAAAAAATAAAGCCGTTTCAGTGCTCGTACCACTGAAACGGCAAGCAGAACTACATTCTGCATAGTGAAATAAGTTTTTGTGCTTGACGAATGTTTCGTCAATATTATTATATCATACTATTAACGATTTGTCAAGATATAGGTCAGTCTGAATGGCTGACATATAATGTGTCATATTTTGTGTCATATATATTATGATTTATGGCATATTTATTGTGTTTTCGGAATAATTTATTCTTACTGTGAATAATAAAAAACCGCATACCTACGGGGTTTTCCGTAAATACGCAGTTTTCTGTGTGGTCGAGGTGACGGGACTTGAACCCAGCCCCATATGGGTTTCAAATGGCTATTTTACGATATGTTTTCATTTTTCGTGTCATATCTTGTGTCATATATGTCATTAAAATAATCATCAATGGTTTTGTCGACCTGCAGACGTTTATCATCGAACGTCTGCTGGTATACATTTTTCAATGTGTTGGTACAGCTCCAGCCGCCACGTTCCATTGCATACAGATCCGGAACATTTAACGCTGCCATTACGCTGGCATTGATGTGCCGCAGGTCATGAAATGTAATTCTGTAGTTTTTCTTCTGCATTCTGCGAACGAACATACTATATATTGCCTTGCGTGTTTTGGTTATAATTCGTTCATTTTTTGGCACGTCAATATCATCAATCAAATTTATAATCGGCTGTGGCAAACGTATTTCACGATTGCTGTTGTATGTCTTAGCCTGTTTTTTTACAACTTCTTTTCCGTCAATGGTAACCACTACTTGACGGATTGTCAAAATGCCGTCAGATATGTCCATTTTTCGTATTCCCAATATTTCAGACATACGCATTCCACACCATAGTCCCAATAGCACAGGCAATTCAATTTCACTGCCACGAAACGTTTCAATTATCAGCTCAGGCGGCGGAAGACGTTTGAAATTTTTGGTGCGTTGTGGCAAACGTATTTTTCGCAAATCAATCATAATGCCCGAATAATCTATAACGGATCTGAAAAATCCATATACATTTTTAACCGTCTTTGGGGATTTTTCTAATGATAATTCATTGATCCAATCCTGAACCAATCTGACATTGACATCATTTACATTGACATCTAACAGTCTATCCATATTGTTATTCAATATAGTTTGATATCCCTGTATGGTTGTTGGTGACAACACTGCAGATTTATCGCTGATATAATTTTCAGCCGCTTCCTTGACGGTTAATGATTTATCGTCAGGTTTTATTAGCGACATCAGATAGTCACTGCCCAGCCGTTCCGCTTCACGCTTTGTCGGTGCGGTAAATGATTTGTATTTTTTTGTGTCCTTGTCATAGATACGGACCCTGTAATTTCCGCTTTTCAGCTTTTTAGCCGTTGCCATTTCAATCACTCCTCTTGAAATTTTCCGAGAGATGTGATATAATAAATACATCCAAGTTATATCACATCCCTCAGCCGTTCGGGTATTGCCAGTACTCGGACGGCTATTTTTGTTATTTTTTATAATATTGTGATTTTATTTCTTTAATGTCGGTTATTTCTCCGGCGAATAAATTATATTTGAAAGAAATGATATCAACCTCAACTGATAAATATTCAGATGATGCGTCAATTTTGCTTGTAGTATCTTCTTCTTCAAATGTAAAATAATCTTCAATGGCATCTAATCTTTTACCCAGCATATCTAGTTTTTCGTCAGCTTCATCCTTCGATATTTTAGCATTAAGATAATCATTTGCCACTTGCCCCAATACACTTTCAATTTCGTGCAATTCTTTCCATTCAGCAGGTTCTTCTTGCTTTCCGCACCCTGCAAAGCATAAAACACAAATTAAAAATGACAACATTAGTGTTATTGCTCGTTTCACGTCTTCACTTCCTTTCTATTTTTAACTAAATTATACCAACAAATTGGCACTAAATCAATAGTTTTCAAAAATATTTTTGCAGTCCAATCAATCGGACTAATAACTATTGACAAAATGAAACAAATGTTCTATAATAAATACATAAGAACATATGTTCTATAAGAAAGGAAGTATTATTATGGAGAAAATGCCACAGACTGATAACAAAGACGAATTAATTGAATATCTGATAAAACAACTAAAATACCTTTCTGAATTAAGAAAGAAGAAAAAGGAGCAAAGTTGTTAACTCTGCTCCTCTAGCCATATCAGATAACTTGCATATCTAATAATGTCTTTGATTTGAGAAACATCAAGACTTTTTATAATATCTAATAATGTTTCTGTTAGCTCTTCGCTTTCTGTAAGCGGGGGGCTTTTTTCTTTTTTCCCCACTTCGTGCCCAAGAAGATAATCAGCGGAAACACCATAATAGATAGCTAATTTGACCAATGCTTCGTTATTTGGCTCATTTGTACCATTTTCATAATTCCGGTATGTGTTGTATGCCATTTGCAAATCAGCAGCTGCTTGTTTCTGACTAATTCCTTTGGCTTCTCTAAGAGCTGCGATGCGGCCCTTAACCAATGTTATCACCTCTTTTCTATACATATATTATATACCGATTTTCGGTAAAAGTCAATAGAAATATTCAGATTCGGTATTATGTACAAAAATCAATAACCTAATTTAGGTACTTTTTTTGTCTTTTATTGTTGACAAATACCGAATTTAGGTATATAATAAAAATGTACCTAAAACAGGTACTAAAAACTAAAAAAGGGGGGCAATAAGATGCCAACTACAAAAGATATGTATAGAAACATTGAAGCTGAAAGAGCAAGAAATGATTACACAATTGAAGAATTAGCCAAAGTATTGGGCATTGGCGAGAAAACATTCAGAAATTGGCGTGATAATGAAAAGGTCCTTGACGGCACAATGTTAGTAAAACTGGCTGACTTGTTCGGCTGTTCTGTTGATTATTTGTTAGGAATCAGCGATAAAATCAGACCATAACCTACATCAAGAAAAAGGAGGTGATAATCATGGCTAATTCAGAGATTAGAAAGCTGCTTAAAGTCAATGACATTCCGTACTGAAAATTGCTGATGTGCTGGGCGTCCACGAAAGCACCGTGCTGCGAAAAATGCGTCATGAACTTTCAGAAGCGGACAGAGAGGCTTTTCAGAACGCTATTGATGAAATCATAAAGGAGTGATTAATATGCCTGCACAAAAATTAATATTTGCAGACCGAGCGGAGCGATATTGGAAATCACGTATCGCTGAGTTAGGCACAACGCAGGAGAAAATTGCGAAAGCAGTCGGGAGAAATCAAGGGTCAATCTGCAAATGGATTGGCGATATTGACAGGATTACAGTGGGAGATTTGCGAAAAATGTGCAAATATCTGCGTGTAAAGCCGTCAGATTTCTTCCTGAAAAACGGGGAATGAGGGGGTGTTAGTATGAAACATAAGATGAGCAAGAAGAAGCGATATGATATTGAAGCTGTTGTTGCAGCGTTGTTATGGAGTGCAGTTATGCTTTGTTCAGCTGAATTTATCGGCGGAGTTCCAGCGCTTATAATCATTGCACTGACAACGGGTATTTTTATCCTGATTGACCGTGTAGAAACAGCTATGGACAAGGTAGAGAGCAAAAGAAAGCAGATTGAGACAGCATTTGAAAATAATATGAAAGGGTGAGGAAAATGGAAAAGGAAAAGAAAATTTCAAAATATAAAAATTGCTTTGCAAGCGACACAAAGAAAAGTGGGGGAAGGTCGTGCAAAGCTCTTAGAGCAAAAGAATATCCGAGCGACAAGGTTTGTGAAAAATGCAAGTTTTTCAAAACTGAAAAGCAGTTCTTAGAAGATGTCACACTGTCAGAAGAAATGCTGAAAAGGAAAGGCCTGGAACAGTATACTTATACTGACGAAGACGGCGTGAAGAGAATGTTTGTGAAAAAAGTGAAGGAGTATAGAAAATGGATAAGTTCTTAACAAGAGAAGAAACAATTAAGGCACTTGAAGCGTGTATTAGTAGCGATGATAACACATCTTGCGATAATTGCCCGCTCCGCCGCATGGAAACTTATTGCGTCACCGCAAAGGATACCAGTGCTCTGTTTTATCTCAAAGAAAAAGAGCCTGCAGTTGATCCAACAACCACAAGCCCAGAACAAAACAAGAATAGTGTCTTACATATTAATGATAACACTAAGTTAGCTATTTGTCAAGAGGCACTGTTAACTATCGGCGACAGAATTGCCGAATGCGCTGACGGTGATGATTACATACTGGGGTATGTTCACGCTGTATTAGATGTCATCGGAGCCATCGGACTGGAAGCAGGTGACGGCGATGATTGAATTTAATTTTAAAAATGACAAAGAACGTAAGCGATTTCTGAAAGAATATGATAAATGGGGCATTTGGTTTGTTGAACCTCATACCAACACTACATACTATCGTTGCCAGCTACCAACAAAAGAATTTATTGTAGTTGAAAAACAGCCTGATGTAGTCAAGAAATACGGAGCTTACGGAACTATGGAATTTATAGTTAAACGTGAGCGTTATCATTTATATAACGACGTTTTTGATATGCTAGAAACAAATGAAACTCAAATTTTAGGCGTTCTGCATGGTATGAGAGGTACTTATGATATCAAAGTTGCTGAGGACCTTAACGAGGAAGCAGGTGACGGCGATGACTAGCGACAAAGAATGCGACATCTGCCATGAGCAGATACACAGCTATGAAGATAGCTGGATTGACGAGGACAGTCTGTATCAGATATGCGATAGCTGCATAACTGACGCTATCGAAGAAAAATTCGATAACCTGGATTTTCATGAAAAAACGGAAATGCTGGGATTTCATAGGCAGTATGGGGAGGTGTGAGAAATGGAAGAAGTAATTGATGTTGTAGAAAATGAAGCAAATGCAAAAAATGCTGTTGCATATGTGGAAAAAGAGCAAACCAAAAATGAATTATCAGCAGAAAAGCAGGATTCATCTAAGTTAGAGGTACAGCTGAGCCACAACAGTAATTTCCGTGACAGTTTTGCGGAAAGTTATAAAATAGCTAAGGTTCTGTGCAAAGCAAAGATTATACCCGTTGCATACCAGGACAATGTTGAAGACACAACTGTTGCTGTTGATATGGCAAGCCGTATGGGCGTAAGTCCGATGATGGTTATGCAGAATTTGTATGTTGTCAAAGGCAAGCCGTCATGGAGCGGACAGGCTTGTATGACATTTCTGCGAAACAGATACAAAAAAGTTAAGGTTATATATGTAGGTGCCAAAGGAACAGACGAGCGTGGCTGCTACATAAAAGCTATTGACGAAGACGGAGACGTGCTGGAAGGCACTATCGTAACAATAGCAATGGCGAAAGCTGAGGGCTGGTGGTCCAAGAAAGACAAATACGGAAAAGAAACATCAAAATGGCAGACAATGCCGGAGCAGATGTTGGCATACAGAGCGGCGGCATTTTTTGCAAGAATATATTGCCCAGAGCTATTAATGGGTTGTCAGATTGAGGGAGAAGCAGAGGACATTGCACCCGAGCCGACTGCAAGAGTTGTTGATGACGTTTTGTAAGGCGATGAGTACATGGAAATTAGCAAGCAGAATTACTATATCAGCGAAGCAAACAAATATTTCATGAGCTATTCGCAGTTTAAGGATTTTCTACATTGTGAAAGTGCTGCACTGGCAAAGGTCAACGGAGATTACAAGCAACCTGTGACAAGTGCATTGCTGATAGGTTCATATGTGGATGCTTTCTTTGAGGGAACGCAGGAAAGCTTCAAAGCAAAACACCCTGAAATATTCAAGCGTGACGGTAGTCTGAAATCTGAATATGTAAAGGCTGAAAATATGATATCCCGAGCTAGCCGAGATAAGATGTTCACTAAGTATATGTCCGGAGAAAAACAGGTTATCTTCACCGGTAAAATAATAGGTGTGCCATTTAAGTGCAAGGTTGACAGCTACCACGCTGGAAAATGTATTGTGGATTTAAAAACTGTCAGGGATTTTGAACCGACATGGGACAGCCAAGAACACAAACGTGTACCATTTGTGGAATACTGGGGATATGATTTGCAGGGGGCAATTTATCAAGAATTGGTACGTCAGAAAACAGGCGCTAGATTGCCGTTTTTTATAGCGGCAATAACAAAAGAAGATGTTCCGGACATTGAGTTAATAAACATTCCGCAGGAAAGGTTGGACGAATGTTTGGAATTTGTACAGGAAAATACACCTAGATTCAATGCTATCAAGCAAGGCGAAGAAATTCCTAAGCGTTGTGGAAAGTGTGATTACTGTAAAGAAACAAAGGTACTAACAAGAATTGTTGATTACAGAGACATTAATATAAAGGATTGATAACATTATGCAATGTAAATTAGCTGACGGATCAGTAATGGTTAGCGGCATTCTTCCAAAGGATGCCGACTACCGTACTGTCGGAGAAAAAAATTCATCATTCACTACTTTTGGCGTCAAATGCGGTGAGAAAAAAATCGAAGGCGAGGAAAAACCTATTGCCATATGGTGCAACTGCAAGTGCTGGCATGAAGTGGCGAAAGCAGCTAAGAATTTTAAAAAATTCGACCATGTTTTGTGCATTGGAAAAATCGAAATCAACAAGTCGGATGACGGAAAAGAATATAAAAATTTAGTTTGCGAGTTTGTTATAAAAATGCCAAATGCCGAAGCGGTTCAGACACAGGCCAGTACAGCCAGCAATAATATTCCGGAAGATTTTGAAGAACTGTCTGATGATGGAGTACCATTCTGATGAACGACACAGCGGAGCAAATAAAGTCGGCAATAACGATGCGACAATTGTTGCAGGGGTACGGTTTTGAAATTAATCGATCAGGCTTTATGCGTTGCCCTTTTCATTATGAAAAAACGGCAAGTTTTAAAGTTTATGAAAAAGACTATCATTGCTATGGGTGCAGAGCACACGGAGATGTTATCAAGTTTGTTATGGAATATTTTAACCTGACATTTCCACAGGCAATATTGAAGATCAGTTCAGACTTCGGGATTTACACAGATTTCAAAAATAATAAAACCCCTGCCGGCGAAGCTGAAAAAATCCGAAAGCAAAGAGCAAAAGAAAAAGCGGAGAGAGAAAAACGTGACAAAGAGTATTTTGAAAAAGCTGCAGAGTTCAGACAGGTTCAGCAGGATTTGCTGAATTTCCAGCCAAGATCAGAATATGATTTCGTGCATCAGCAATTTATTGACGCATTGAAAAAACGTGACTACCTAGAATGGTGGTTAACTGAACATTTGGAAACGGAGAGAAGGTGATGAACATTAATAGTCGTGATGATGAATACATTGAGGAAGTAACTGCCGAAGTAGTGAAAGGCTATACATATGATGATTTCATGAATACTACTGCACCGTTTGAAGAAGTATATAAATATCACAATAACAGTTTTGAACACATAAGGGCGATTGAGAGAATGTCAATGCAAGCTAAGGAAGCTGGATTTACCGCATTCAAAGGTGCGTACAAAGGCTATCTGAAATCACTGAAAGAAGCTGAGCGTGGCATTGCTCAAACGCTGTCAAACCCTACTGAATTTTCAGGACAGCTAATTCAGTTAGAAGCTGGGCGTTGGCAATGTGATGATACAGGCATCAAATATTTCAATGATTGTGAAGAAATATATGCATGCCATATTCCTATTCTTCCGGTTGAAGTGCTGGAAAACATTGATACCGGAGAAGAAAAGCTAAATATTTCATACAAAAAACATAATCTATGGCGAAATATTATAGTCAGCAAAGAGATTTTGTATAATTCACGCAAAATCATACAGTTGGCAACGGTTGGAATTGATGTCACCAGCGAAACGGCAAAGTATTTGGTTATGTATTTGCAGGACGTTGAAAATCTAAATCAAAATGAAATTCCGATCCGAAAATCTGTTTCAAGATTGGGCTACATTGGGAACGAAGGATTTTCACCGTTCGTTGACGGTTTGATTTTTGACGGTGATGCAAATTACACGCAGATTTTTGACGCCATAAAAGAACACGGCGACATCACAAAGTGGTTCGCAACTGCAAAACAATGCAGGAAGGACAGTCTGACAGCACGAATTGTTCTGTCAGCGTCATTTGCCAGCGTGTTGCTATCCCACATCGGTGGGCTTCCATTTTTCGTACATCTATGGGGTGTTGACAGCGGAACAGGAAAAACAGTTGCATTGATGTTGGCTGCGTCCGTTTGGGGTGATCCGACAATGGGCAGATACATTCAGACATTTAACGCAACGCAGGTTGGTCACGAACGCACAGCGGCATTTTTAAACAATCTGCCATTCCTGATTGATGAATTACAGCTAGCCAAAGACAGCCACGGACGTTTGAATTTCGATGTTTACACGCTGTCACAGGGCGTAGGTCGTACTAGGGGAAATAAAAACGGCGGTATTGACAGGACACCAACGTGGGCGAACTGCATTATTACTACCGGAGAAAGCCCATTGACCACATCTTCCAGCGGTGCAGGAGCTGTCAACAGGGTTATTGATATTGAATGTACCAATGGCAACGCTGTAATCAAAAACGGCATCGAAGTCTCGAATTGCATAAAAAATAATTACGGATTTGCAGGAAAAATGTTTTTGAAATTACTGGACGAATACTCGGATGGCGATCTGAATGACATTTACAAAAAATATTTTGCAGCATTATCTGAAACAGATACCACAGAAAAACAATCAATGGCGGCAGCTATGATATTAACTGCCGACAAATTGGTAAGTGAACACATATTCAAAGATTTACCGCCTTTGACAGTAGAGGAAATGTCCCAATTCCTGCAGACAAAAGCAAATGTATCACTGGGCGAACGTGGATACAGGTTTATTTGTGACTGGATCGTTCAGAATTCTAATAAATTCAGATCTGACAATGACGGCAATTCAGATGTCTATGGGGAGATTTCCGAAAACGGCGAATGGGCATACATAATAGCGAACGTGTTTAGACGTGTTATTGAAAATGAGGGATTTTCCAGCAGAGCATTGCTAAGCTGGCTGAAACAGAATGGAAAGCTTTCGTTGTCGCAAAGCCCGAATGATATGACAAAAGGAAGAATGACTGTCAAGAGGACAATTAACGGTCTGAGGTGTAACTGCTATGCTATAAGATTATCAGATGATGATATGTCAGACGCTGATATTACATACGAAGACAAAGACGGAGTGCCATTCTAAGAAAAGTGGGACGCTGGGACAACAGTGGGACAGTCGCAAACCACGTAGAATAGGCAACCGTAAGCATTTTTTGCAAAAGTGTCCCACGCAAACCCCCAGACATACACTGTGTATATAAGAGTATTTATTATATTATATGTTAAATTATAAAACATAAAATTTAAAAAATTTTTTTCCTATATGTAATTTGTGCGAATTAGTGGGACAGTGGGACAGTTATTAAAAATAGGAGTGATTAAAAATGACATTAAGAGATGAAATAAAACAAGCGGAGGACAAAGGGTATAAATACATACCGCCATACAAACTAGCAGAGATGATGAAGTTGTCAACAAAGATTGTAAAAATGCTGACTGATAACGTATCTGCAGTTACATTAAGCTATGATGACATGAAAACAGTAATGCACATAGTTGATGATGTGCTTAGCCAAGGCATTCAAAAAGAGGTGAAATCGACAAGTGATTAAACTAAGAGATTACCAGCAAGAATGTATTGATACGATATCAGAAAAAGGTCAAGGCAGATATCTGATACAAATGGCGACAGGGCTAGGCAAGACGGTTACGTTTGCGAATATAAATCGACAAGGACGTATGCTGATATTGTCACACCGAGAAGAATTGGTTAAGCAGCCATTGAAATATTTCAACTGTACCAAAGGCGTTGAAATGTCAAAGGAACGGTCAAATGGCGAAGAAGTCATATCGGCAAGCGTTCAAAGTATGACGCACAGGCTGGACAGATTCAACGAAGAAGATTTTGACATTATTGTAGTTGACGAAGCACATCACGCTGCCGCTAAAAGTTACAAAAAAGTCATAGAGCATTTTAAACCTAGACAACTATTAGGATTTACAGCAACGCCAAACAGGGCAGACAAGGCAAGGTTGAATGATGTATTTGATGAGATAATATTTAAGCGTGATTTACGTTGGGGAATTAAAAACGGATATCTATGCGATGTTCTCTGCAAACGCTGTTATATTGGTTATGATTTATCAGCAGTACATACACGTTTGGGTGATTATGCTCCGGGGGAGTTAGAAAAAGCTATGGACGGAACTGCCGATGCTATCGCAGAAGCATACAGAAAACATGCGAACGGTGCAACGCTAATATTTGCAGTATCTGTTGAGCAATGCAATGAAATTGCAAAACGTATTCCGGGGGCGGAAGTCGTTACCGGATCTACTAAAAACAGATCTGAAATAATTCAGAAATTTACAAACCGAGAAATACCATGTCTGGTTAATTGCATGGTGTTCACGGAAGGCACAGATATTCCACTGGTCGAAACTGTTATAATTGCCCGTCCAACGCAGTCTGACAGCCTGTACACACAAATGGTTGGAAGAGGGCTAAGATTATACCCAAGCAAAGACAAGCTCACTCTGATTGACTGCGTGGGAGTTACTGGAAAGGCAAGCCTATGTACTGCACCGTCATTGCTGGGAATTGATATTTCGGATATTCCGCAGGCAAGACAAGATGAGGTTCAGGGCATGCTGTTCGAATTGCCTGAAAAGGCGGAAGCGGCGTCAGATTGTCCGCAGTCGTGGATAAAGAATACACAGATAGTAGATTTGTGGGCTCAGGAACAAAAATACAACACTCATGATGTTAACTGGTTCAAAAAACCTAACGGCGATTTAGTTTGCAGCCTTCCGGATCGTCAGAAATTAGTTATACCGTGTCAGAATGAATTAGGAATGACAATTTTCGAGGGCCATGAAATAGATATGCAGGAAGCATTGGACAAAGCATATGAAGTTCTGCAGACATGTTACAGAGACAATAAATACATTTGGGATTTGAAAATAGTCAAAAAGTGGGGAAAATCGCCTGCTACTGAAAAGCAAATACAGTTGATTAAACGCAAAGGCAAAAAAGTATTTTCTCAAAGCGATTTTGATTTGGATAATTTAACAAAAATGCAGGCAAGTCAGATACTGAACAGATTGGTGGGTTAATTATGGCGAAAAGTGAAAGCGGCATTCAGAAAGATGTTATAAAGTGGACACAACAAGCATCGGTGCGAAACAAGTATCCGTGTTTAAAATTATTGTTTCACATTCCGAATGAGCGTAAATGTGATGCAAGACAGGGAAAACAGTTGAAATTAATGGGCGTAAAACGAGGAGTTCCCGACCTGTTTCTACCTGTTGCAAGTGGAAGATATAACGGTTTGTTCGTTGAAATGAAAACTGAAAAAGGCGAATTATCTTCATACCAAAATTGGTGGTTGGAAAATCTGACAGAGCAAGGATATATGTGTGCTGTATGCTATGGGTTTGATCAAGCAGTAAATACGATCCTGTATTACTTGGAGGACGTCCCGAATGATTACTAAAAATGAAATCAATCAAAAGGCTGATGAGCTGAATATCAAAGCCGCCAAAGGATTGCCGATGCCTGATGATTTAAAACAGCCGGAACAACTGTATTTTTTGTCACTAAGATATTTATACAAAGAATATCGTGCAGGCGGAATTAAGAAAACGCAGGCACAAAAGGAACGTCAGCAGTTAACCGAAGCATTTATTGATAATATGTACAACTATTCGATGTACAAGCACCAAGTTGAAGTACATAAGGTATATGCAAAGGAATTTCAGAACATAAAAAACGACGGATGTGATGTTTGTCAAAAACTGTACAAGACATTGTGCGGTTTAGAATTAGATGAGGCGATTAACAATGAAAGCACATAAACGAACATTAACCCGTGAAGAATGGCAGGTCGGTCTGAGTGAGATGTATCCGGAAGTGTACAGGACTGTCGCAAAGGATATATCGAAACAGTTAATGGCGAAAGTGCTATACACGTTGCGGACCTGCTACGGTTTTGGGGAAAAACGGTTGAAACAGTTCAAAGAAAACGTTGACTATATGGACAGCCTGAAGGTTTTCGGAAAGCAGTATGACAACGATGACATTATCGCAGAGCTGAAAGAAAAGTATCATATAGATTTAAACGATATAAAGATTGAAGTGGAGGAAAAGTAAATGACTGAGGAATTAAAAAAAGCGTGTTTACAGATTTTAAAGCATTACGGTTTTGAAGATCAGCGTGAAATATTAGTCGAGGAATGTGCTGAATTAATTCAATTGGTTTCAAAAATGAAAAGGAACGGTGAAAAAATATCAAACAATTTTATTGAAGAATTGGCAGACGTTTCAATTATGATTGAACAAATGCGGCAAGCATTGAACGACGAGGAAACAGCACAGTTTCTGAAAATGCAAGATTATAAGATTAACAGACAGATTGCAAGAATTAAAGGTGGGTTAATACATAACTGCACTAATTGCAGTAGAACGTGTACGGAGCGTTCCGATGATAACAAATATTGTGGAAATTATATGGCGAAATAATAAAAAGTAAAGGAGTAATAGTAATGAAAGGATATAAAGTTTTCAAACCTGATTGGACATGTAGAGAATTTCAATATGAAGTTGGTAAAACATTTGAAGAAGATGTGACACCTGTGTGCTGTAGCAGAGGATTTCATTTTTGCACGGAATTAAAGGAATGTTTCAATTATTATTCATTTGACCCAAACAATAAGGTTGCAGAAATTGAAGCACTTGGTGAAATTGATGCAGAAGCAGATGGAAGCAAGCACTGCACAAACAAAATCAAAATTGTTCGTGAAATTTCATGGGAAGAAGCTCTGAAAATGGTCAATATAGGAAAAGCCAACACGGGACTTTGCAACAGCGGTAATCGCAACAGCGGTGATTGGAACAGCGGTAATCGCAACAGCGGTGATTGCAACAGCGGTAATCGCAACAGCGGTGATTGGAACAAGACAAACTTTTCAAGTGGTTGTTTTAATACCAAAGAATCAAAGATTTTAATGTTCAATAAACCTTCTGATTGGACTTTCAGGGATTGGAGGGATTCAGAAGCAAGGTATCTGTTGAACAAGATTCAGCACAATGTTCTTGAATGGATTTGGTTTGATGACATGACCGATGAAGAAAAAGAACAGTATCCTGAATATGAAACAACAGGTGGTTATCTGAAAGAACTTGATGAATCTGAATGTGATCAGATTTGGTGGAACAGCCTATCAGAACGTGAGAAAGATATCATCAAAGCACTTCCAAACTTTGATGCAGATATCTTTAAAGAAATCACAGGAATTGATGTGAGCAATAAGGAGTGATATTTAATGCTAAAACCAGCTCAGTTGTATAAAGAAGAATTAAACAGGAAATACATAGAAACATGGTATGATGATAAGTATAAATTCTATCGGTCAGACCCTTATGCTGGTAACATAAGTATACCAAATAACAATTCGCAAAAACATAGCTTTGTCTGTATTGATGATAAAGGAAGTGTTATAGGATATTTTAGTTATTCAGTTAACTGGGAAGTGAAAAGTATATGCAACTTCGGGCTAATATCTTTTATAGACAATAATAATTGTATCTTAATAAAAGACATAATTAGACAACTGTCGCATATGATTAAAGATGTCGGATTTAAGCGAATTGAGTTCTGGGCTTTCAAAGATAACCCAGCAAATAAGGGTTATAGTAAGATAGTTAAAAGGTACGGTGGTAGTCAAGTAGCAGAACTACATAACGTAGCTATGTTATCTGACGGTAAGTTACATGATATGGTTATTTACGAAATCTTGTTTGAAGATAAGGAGTGATATTTAATGACAATGAGTAAATGTAGCAAATGCTATCACAAAAAGGTTTGCATTGACGGAGCGAATTATAAAACGGCTAGGAACTGCAAGAACTACGTTCCTGTCGCAGACGTGCAGGAGGTAAAGCACGGGCATTGGGAAATAGGATATTTTCATGACAGAGTGTGTAGTTGCTGCGCCCACCCAAGCAACGATTTATCTGATTATCCTTATAATTATTGTCCTTGGTGCGGTGCGAAAATGGACGGATTGAGTAATGAAAATGATAAGAGATAGTCATAGAACCTTATGAATAAAAAAACTGGGAATTTATTGGGAAAATGAAATTTTATGAAGAAAGGAATTAATAAAAATGAAAATTAATGAATTAGCAAAAGCGTTTGATGAAATGTTTGACTTTATAACTGACCTACCAAGTGGTTTAGACGGATTTGAAAGTGATTTTGACAAGGCATATGAAAAACTTAAACTGTTAAAATCAGACGGAGTGCAGGAAGTTAAGCACGGAAAATGGGAACTTATAGATGAATGTGCAATAAGGGTGTTTACTGCTCAAATTGTCATAAAAAGGTTTATCGTGCTGAATATGCTAATCAGAAAGTAAAATCTAAATACTGCCCGAACTGTGGTGCAAAAATGGACGGTGATGATAATGCGTGAAATAATTTTCAGAGGTCAGAGAATAGGGAATTGCGATTGGGTAGAGGGTGATTTGATACATCTCCCTAACGGAATTGCGATTATCGCAAATGGATATGCCTATATTGACCCCCCAACAGTCGGACAATACACAGGTCTGACTGACATGAATGGTAAGAAGATTTTTGAAGGAGATATTGTTGAATACAATGACGGATATCATTACTTTAAAGGAGTTGTTAAATATGAATTAGGTGCATTTGGAGTAGCTTGCAAATATACAATACCTCTTGAATTTTCACAGTGTGATAATTTCATAAGTTTTTGGGATATGATATGGAACTCAGAAGATACTACAGCACAAAATGTAGAAGTCGAAGTCATCGGAAATGTCTATGACGATTTATGAGCTGTTAGAGGAGCGTGACTAAAATGCTAAAGAAAATAATAAGTACGCTTATATTCTTTATTATATCAATAATGTTGGTTAGTTGTGAAGAAATGACACCAGAAGAGTATAAAAAATATATTGACGAACATACTCATACTTATGAAGTGGTTTCTGTAATTCAATATATAAGCACTGAAACAAATAGATTCGGTGGTGTGGAGAGTGAATCATTAAAATATTGTTTTACTTATATTGGAGATGATGGAAAACTTCATCAAGTTGATGATTTTGAACACACCGAACACGGACTATGGAAAGTTTGTGTTGGTAACAAAAATAAATATGTCATAGATGACAGCAGAATTGATACATATAAAACGTTGTATTTAACACGAGAAACGTTCGCCGAGATTCAAGCAAATTCAAAGTCAATAGAAAGGAGTGACTAAAATGCTAAAATCAATACTGTTCACCATATTGCTGATATACGCATTTGCTGTGGCTGTTTATGCTGTAGTAATGGCAATTTTGGTAATATTGGATAAATTGGAGGAACACAGATATGGGAAAAGGAAAAGAAAAACAGGGCGTTAAGACAACGTCCTGCAAGGACTGCAAGAGATACGGCAGGACGTATGGCTGCCCTGCAAGCAGTAGATTATACATATGCAACCAATTCAAACACAGACATAGAAAAGGCTAGGTGATTGAATGAACGCAAGAGAATTTATTGGTACTAAATGCGAAGGACCTGAATTGTGTTGCTCCTGCGGTCTGAACAGGGCGACAAAGTTAATCAGCAAATCGGTAAAAACAACATTTACGGATTTTACTGCATTGATAAAAAATCCCAGCCAGTACATATGTGATAGTTGTTTGAATTTATACAATGACAAAAATATGCGGTTTAAGCCGATATATTCAGATGCCAAAGGCACATATCGGATAATTGACAGGTCGGAAGTATTAGATATTATCCGAAATCCTGCGGACGAATTTGTTTTGTCTTTACCATACAGTTTTAAAAAACATCATTGGCTATATGCAGGGGTTTCAAACAAAGATGTTGCAAAAATCGGTACAGATGACAGGACGGTAATCGTTGACTATCGCAAAACGGACATAAACCAGTTAATTGACAATATCGCAGATTTATTGCAGTACGGCGTACCACGTTCGGAAATAATCAGCGGTAAATATTCAATATTTACGTTATCAAAATTCCCATTTGTAAAAAATGTTGATGATGAAATTCTGAAAGATGTACGTCAATCGGGATTGGTTGAATTAATTGTGAAATATACGCCTGCCGTAAAGAACAAAAAAATCTATGAAAGTGAGGAAGAAACAATGTTGACCGAAGCAGAGAAAAACGCAGTAAACCTACTGGGTGCTATTGCTAGTGGATCAGAATATCGTATTCAGAACGGATTACAATTCTGGAGTGATTATTTTGAACGAAGAATAAACCGTTTTAAACGACTGGATCCGAATGAATTTGTTTCAAAGCTGGCTGAATCAGTCGGTACAAGTAACACCTGTGGCTATCATGATATGGTAACTGCATTGTCTGACGATCAGTTGTCTGACATTATGGACGTTATCCGTAAAGAAACACATCTACTGGTATCTATCGTTTATTCAGAAAGAAAGAAGGACTAACTATGAACATTACATTGAAAGCAAACGCACCAATCGCACACGGAGCATTTACAGACGGGGTTGACACCGGTAACATAATGGAATTTAGAAAAATACCGATTGTCAAGGACGGCGATATATATGACATACCAGTTATCAGCGGTAATGCCGTCAGAGGTATCATCCGCAGAAATCTGACACGTGAATTTTTCGCAGTAAACGAACTGCAGGACAAACTGACCGAGAAAGAGTATGACAAGCTGTATGCAATTATCGGGAACGGCGGAGCATTAGGAAAAAACGTTGAAGCGTCAGTTGATTGCAATTATCAGCGTGAATTGCGTCAGCAACTGCCTATTCTGTCATTACTAGGTTCAGCATGCTATGCGTTCATGCTAAATGGAATGGTAAATATCGGGTTTTTCAAAATAAAATGCAAGGAATTAGGCACAAACGATAAAAGCTTCCACGATTTGTTGGCTGAGGTCGGCGAGACACGTCACGTTGACAAGAATATTATCAACACAGAAAATGTTGACATAAAGCCAATGCCGTACACAACCGAAGTTGTTATTGAAGGTGCAGAATTTGACGGCAAAATTGAATTTGCACCTATGGCAACGGAAATCGAAAAAAGCTGTCTGGCACACGGCATCAAGCTGTTGAAAACAGTCGGCGGAAGACTGGCAAGAGGATATGGACAGGTATCTGTGATAACAGACGAGGAGCTGGACGATGCATTGTATTGTGAACAGCTGAAAAACATAGATATTGATTTTATAAAAGAATTCATAAAGAGGATATCATAATGGTTTATGAAATAACATTTGATGTGGCAACGCCGGTTATTGCAACAATGGAGATACATTTAGACAGCATTTTATATGCTGTCTCTCCTGCTGCACACAACAAAGATAAACAAATAAACAGATTTACATTGCAGTCAGATGTCAAGGATTTGCCAATACCTGTCGACTGTATTAAACGTAAAAGTCAATTTGTCTACTGTTGTTCTACTGCTGATTTTATAAATCCACATAAAATCACAGATAATGCAACGAAACGCCGTGACGGATATGATTATATGTATTATCACAGACAGCAGACACCAAGAAAAGGCTATGACAAGGACTGTATGCTGAAATTATATGGTGTTGCGTGCGAATCAGTAAAATTCCTGGCATCGTCCAGTAACATAGCTGACCTGCACCGTTATTTACGCAGGGTAAAATCAATCGGTGGAATGCGAAAACAGGGATACGGCGAAGTGACCGGATACACGGTTGATGAACGTCCGGAACTAGATTGGCGTGACTGCGTATATCAACGTGGCTACGCAATACGGAATATTCCTACATATTTTCTGGAAACGAATAACAAAAACATATCACGTTGCAGACCGCCATATTGGCTGTTGGACAGGACTGAAAATTGTGCCGTTCCAGGCGACAGAATAATTTTAAAAGACGATGTTTATTTATCAGAATTTCGGAGATAGCAAATGAGATTGTATGAATGTGAAAATCCTAATCAATTTAAACTGACTGACTGTGCAAAGATAGCCTGCACAAATGGATTTAAACAGAAAATTAACGATGCACTAAAAATCATAGAATATTTTTTGTCCATAACAAAAAATTCTGCCGTATCATTTGGCGGCGGCAAGGACGGAACTGCAGTATTGATATTGGCACAGATGATTGACCCGAAAATCCGTGTTGTATGTGCTGACCCACCTAATCCACTGCCTGACCGTGATACACATATCAATAATTGCATCGAAACACTGAATTTGAATATTGACAGAATAAAATATGACTGGAATGTGAATGCAGTGCTTGACGGCAGTCAGAAATATCCTGACGGTTTGAAAATGCGTATGCTATCAGATTATCAGAAACGTAATAATATTGACGGGATAATTTGGGGGTGCAGAAATGCGGAAAGCCGTGCAAGGCAATACAATTTTGCAAAAAACGGATATGTGTATCAGGTGGCTGACGGAACATATCGCTGTCAGCCGATTGCAAAATGGACGGCAGAAGAAGCGTTGGCATTAGCGTTGGTTACCGGATACCCGATAAATCCCGTCTATGAAAAAATGGACGGCATTTACGATTTAAACAGCCTGCACGACGGAACATGGTGGCCGCATGGTGTAGGTGATGAAAAACAATGGTGGATAAAAAAATATTATCCTGATTATTACGACAGCTATCTGCAGGCTGTGAGAGTTGATACAGGAAAATTCATACCGTGCGAGTTTTGAGGTGATAAATTGATTAAATACATATTCCCAATTTTATTGATAATATTGGATTTTGGTGCCGCTGTTGTATATGCATTTCAACAAGATTGGCGAATGGCCATATACTGGCTGGCGGCAACGGTATTGAACATATGCGTCACGATTAGTGGGTGATAAATTGACAGCAAAACAATATTTAGGACAGGCCTATAAAATAGACAGGCGAATAAAAATCACGCTGGCAAAGGCAGAAAAAATGCGGTCTGCATTGGAATACAAATCACCTAGCTTTAACGGCACAGGCGGTGGCAATTCTGACAAATCTGCACAGCTGGCTGACACAATTGCGAAAATTGATGAATATGAAAAACGTGCAGATGAATTAGTTAATTTGCTGATTGACCGCAGGTTGGAAATAGAAAGAGCCATAGAGGGCATAGACAACCCCGTAGAGCGTGAGATATTGGAACGGCGATATCTGTTATACCAATCGTGGGAAAGCCACTACGACGCTGTCAGTTGCGAATACATAAAGGGTATTGCTGAGAGTATGGGGTACAGCCAGCGCAGAGTATTTCAATTACACGGAGAGGCGCTAAAAAAAATCAACGTTCCGTGCAAAGATTGCAGTAAATTGCAGTGAATTTCAGTTATGAAATATGTTATAACTATAATGCAGACAAAGTCCAAATACCTCCTTGTTTGCATTTTTAATTACTCCTTGTGTTATGGCTGGGCAACCGCTCAGCCTATGCGGACATTTAGTAAACGATAATATGTTGGTGCTGGCTTTGCCAATGTTGTTTCTTTTGTGTTTTCGGGGCGACATCTGACGTCCTTTCTCCAGTTCCTACACAATTCGTGCGGTGCAATTCCGCAGTCCGTACCATTCCGCCGGCTAGTGTGCGGAATATAAAAGACTAGCACATCATCTATATCCGCTGTTATCATTCCTTGACAGCAGCGGATTTAATCGTCAACTGTCACTTAACTGTGGCAGTTCGGGCGATTGGTTTATGGTCATTACGACCTCCATAATAATTTGCCGGGTCTTTCTTGCCGGTATTCCCTTTCTCAATTATTCCTTAAACAGCGTCTACATTCGTAGGTGCTGTTTTTGTTTTGGTGGGTTTATGCTATTAAAAAAATGCGCCAAGTGTGGCAAATATATTCCATATGGCAAATCATATTGCCCTGACTGTCAGATAATCGTTAATGAAATGATAGAAAAACGAAAAGCAGAACGTAAAAAGCAATATGACCATGATTATGACAAAAATAAACGCAATAAACGCAACGCTACATTTTACAAATCAAATGAGTGGAGAATGACAGCGGCCAGGTATCTGCAAGAACACAATTACAGATGTGAACGCTGCGGATCAATAGCGACACAAGTACATCACAAACGATATTTGTCTACTCCCGACGGCTGGGAACGACGATTTGACTTTAAAAATCTCGAAGCATTATGTCTGAATTGCCATAATGATGAACATAAACGCTTTCAAAAACGCAAACCCAGGGGGTAGTCTGGAAAGTTTTAGAATTTTGGGAGAACAGATCGGAAGAGCGTCGTGT